CGAGTTCCGTCACGCCTACCAACACAGTCACCCGAGCAGGATGGTCGCGGACAAAGAGGACGATGCTCGGGCATGGTCGCTGAGCCTCTACTATCGGGTCGCCCCGAGGACGCTCCGCAGGCTCGCCAGTGAGGGCAGGGTGCTCTACATGGGGGATGCGATGCCGCTGGTGCGAACGGGGCACGGCGAGCAGATTGGTTGACCGCTTGACAAAAAGTAAAGCCGAGCGGTTGACGAACGGGGCACGAATGGGGTACGATGTAGTCGTGGAAGGGAGCACCAACTAGATGCCACGCCGAACACTTCACACCGAATGGGTTGACCGCCGAGCATACGAGATGCGACAGTTGAACCAGTCGTGGGCGCACATCGCCCAGCAACTCAACCTCAGCGGTGAATCGGTCGCCCGCTCCGCCGCGAATCGTCACCGCGAACGCCTCGGTATCGTCGCAGAAATCAACACGCGCCGCTCCGCCGCGGGGCGACTCGCCGCCCAACGCCGACACGGTCGGGCGACCACACCAATCGCGCCCGAGGGTCGCGCCAACCTCGTCCAAAACATCGTCCTCCCGATTGGTCAACGCACCTTCGGCGCGGAGATTGAGTTCACTGGCAAGTACAAGCACCAAGCGGCACGAGACATCGCCGAGGTGCTCCACGCCAACGGCATCACGGTGCCCGAATACGCGGGCGCCCCGCACATCCACTCAATGCCTTACCACGGCGACACATGCGAAGTGTGTGGCGTGACCGTGACCGACAAGTACCGACACTGGCGCGTTGAGCGCGACGGTTCGGTCACCCAGTATCACCGCCACGGCGAGTTCGGTGGCGAGGTCGTCTCGCCGATTCTGACCACCGCCGACTTCAACCAACTGGACTTGGTGCTCAAGGCTCTCCGCGCCGAATCCAACAATCCCGCGAACGGCAAGGGCATCGTGACTACCTCGTGTGGTCTCCACATCCATGTCGGAGTCAACGACTTGACTCCCTACCAACGCGCCAGTGTTGTGAATCAGTGGTACGGGTTCGCCGATGTTGTTCACACATTCGTTGCTCAAAACCGCGTCGGTGGCACCTACAGCAAAACGATGTCGCCGATGGAACTGTCGCGGGTCGTGAACCTGCTCCGAAACGGCACCCGTGACCGTTACGCCTTTGAGCGTGTGACTGAGAAGTATCGTTCGCTCAATGTGTTGCCGTTCCCGAAGATTGGTACCTTTGAGTTCCGACTCCACCAAGGCACACTCAACTTCAACAAGGTTCGCAACTGGGTGACGCTCCTGTTGGCGTTCGTTCAAGCGTCCGCCACCGACGAGATTGTTCCCAACGGCGACCGTGGAGTCGCGACGGCTCAGCGAACCGCAATCAACACCGTTTCGTTGCTTGACTTGCTCATCAGCAAGACCGATGCGACCAACAAACTTTCCAAGTTCTACCTCAAGCGCCAACGCCAGTTCACCCCGAGCGTGGCGAACCTGACGAACGAAATCATCACCAGCGGCGGGGTCATCCCAGTCGCACGGCTCGCAAACATCAGCGACGACGAAAGGAGCGAGTTCTAATGTGTGGTATCGCAGGGTTCAGCATCGGCAAGGGTGACCATCGCCGTGTCAACTGCCGACAGTTGGCACGCGAACTGTTGCTCTCCATCCAAGCGCGAGGCGAGGACGCTACGGGCGCGGCATGGTCGGAGACCAGCGACGGAGTCAAGGATGTCATGTTCGCCAAACTTGACATACCCGCCGACGAGTTCGTCAAATCGCTCCACGAACTGATGCCCAAGCACACCCGCACCGCCATCCTCCACACCCGCTATGCGACGCAGGGCGACCCCGAGGACAACGACAACAACCACCCCATCGTGGTCGGCAAGACGGTCGGCGTCCACAACGGCGTCATCACCAACGACGACGCCCTGTTCGCCGATGAGGAGTGGGAGCGCATCGCCGAGGTTGACTCCGAGGCAATCTTCCAGTTGATTGAACATGCGACCGACCCGCTCAAGCAACTCCACCGATTGCAGGGTCGCGCCGCTATCGCGTGGTTCGGCACCGAGCACCCCGACACACTGCACCTCGCCCGCTTGGACGGTTCACCGCTGTACATCGGCACGACGCTCCACGGCTCGCTGGTGTTCGCCTCAACGCGCCCGCTCCTTGAGGAAGCGGCTAAAGCGGCTGGGGTTCGCCTCGGTTGGGTGCGCGAGGTTCCCGAGTTCACCTACATGCGGGTGGAGTACGGCAAAATCGTCAAACAGGAACGCATCCCGCGACCGTTCCGTTCGGAGTGGCAACAGCCGCGGTACTCGTGGGAGAAGTACCCAGTGTTCCAGTCGCAGGCGAACCGAGCCGTCAGCAGGGGCGCCCAACTGTTCCCAACCAAAAACTGACAATCCACCATCGCCGTTAGGGCGATGCGTATGCTTGACAATCATGTCGTGGAGGGATTTCGCCGCATGTCGCGGCAAACCTAGTCACCTGTTCTTTGACCATGACGGCGAGACCTACGCCGAGAAGATGCAACGCGAAACCACGGCGAAGGCGTTGTGCGCGGTGTGCCCAGTGACGGAGGAGTGTTTGGAAGATGGCAAGAATCTGGACGGCATTTGGGGCGGGTTGACTGCCGCGGAGAGACGCGGTCGCAGGCGCCCAATCGTCGTTTTGGAACGCCCGTTCGTGGAGCAACCGAGCGGTGATGCGACCGCGTGGACGGTGATTGAAACCAACGGTACCCATTGCATCTGGCAGAGAGACAGCGACAAAACTTGGCACGGATTTGAGTGGGGGGTTGCCCGCAACGGACTCTTGGCGACGGTGCACGACGACCTAAACGCCGCTTACGCCGCGTATGGGAGGTTGCTAGAGTGTTGACGGTTTCCACGGTTGACGGTTTCGGACTGTCCGCTCGGCGATTTACTCCTTCCCCTCGCCTAGAGTGCTCAGAGTAAGGACCGTGGAAACCTAGGAGGAGCCGTGCAACAAACCATCCTGCATCATGTGCCGATAGACGATTTGGTGGCGCATCCAGAGAACGCCCGCAAGGGTGACACCGAGAAAATCATGGCGTCAATCAGAGCCAACGGATTCTTCGGGGCGCTCGTGGTTCAATCGGGGACGAACAGAATCCTCGCGGGGAATCATCGTTGGCAAGCGGCGCGACGCATGGGGATGGAAACCGTACCCGTACTGTTCGTTGACTGTGACGACAAACAGGCACGCAAGATTCTTCTCGCCGACAACCGCTCATCGGACTTGGCGACTTACGACCCCGACGAACTGGGCAACCTGTTGAAGAAAGTGATGGCAGAGGGCGACCTCGGGGGCACGGGGTTTGATGCGATGGATTTACAGCGCCTCATCGGCGATGTGATTGACGAGCCGAATGAGAAACGGAAACGGAATCTGGAGCCGTTCCACAACTCGTACTGGCTGGTGAAGGCACCCATCACGATGCAGGGTGTGGTGACCGAGAAGATAGCGACGGCGTTGGCGAAGGTGGAAGGCGTGGAAATCGCCTCCGCCACGCATTAGGAGCCTCTCTGTGAGGCGACAGGTACTTACCCCCAACTCGCACCTTTCAACGAAACTGAGGGTTCGCAAGGCGGCTCTGGAGCGAATCGGGAAGGACAGTATCAGCGTGCTGGACGCCTACGCAGGGCAGGAGGTGGTCTGGTCGGCTATGCGACGCCTCTGCCCCGACATCCACATCACCACGCTGGGGATTGACAAGGCGAAGTACCTCAACCCCGCAATCATCATGGGCGACAACCGCAAGGTGATGAGGGGCTTGGACTTGGCTTCGTTTGACCTCATTGACCTTGATGCGTTCGGTTGCCCGTGGGAGCAGTTGGGCATCTGCGCCGAACTCGCGCCCAAGGTTCCCGTGGTCGCGACGCACATCATCGTGACGCTCGGACCGACCCCAAGGCAGGTATTGGAGGCGGGTGGTATCCCGAGGGAGTGGACTGACCGCAGGGTGGTGCCTCACGCATTGTTCAATCGTTGGCGGTGGGAGTGGTGGGAGAACTATTGCTCCAAACTCGGTTACAAGGAGGCGGATTACGAGTTGCATTTGGATAAATCGGCGGTGAAACGGTATGAATCCCTATGGTGGTGACATCACCACGGTTGACTAGACCATGCTGTATCATGCTCGGTGATGTCCAAGACCGAACAAGATTTGCGCTACGCGGAGGTGTGCGAACGCCTCGCGCTCGCCCTGCAACGAAACAACTGGCTCCACAACCAACTGTTTCGCGTGAAGCAAGAACTCGCACGCACCGAGGAGTTACTAGACCGCATAATGAGCGGCGACACGACATGGGAGGATGGCGTCTACGGCGACCCTCCACACCACATCAACACACTCGGATAAACCATTGACGGGGGGAACCAGTACGCAGGTCATCTGCGGCGATAGTCGCCTCATACTGCCCCAACTCCCACCAGCGGACCTGCTCCTCGCTGACCCGCCGTTTGACCAGTGGACAGACTTCATCCCCCTCATCGCATCACGCAAAGACGGCACAATCGCCTGTTTTACCAGTTGGCAACACCGAATACCGATAGAAACCGCTATGGGCAAACCGAAAGCCGAAATCATCTGGCACTTCCCTGATGGGCGTTGGGTCTCTCATCAACTGCCCCGCATTACACACTCGTCAATCCTCATCTACGGCAAAACCTATGACGCCTTTGTCGGCGAACCAGTGGATGACATGACACCACAAAACAAGGGGCGCGGGAGCGTCGGGAAAGACAAACTCGGAGAACGCATCTATGAACCGAGGGAACGCAAAATGCTCAACAGTGTTATTATCGCACCACGCAATGTCCACCGAGGCTTGTGGAGCAAACCAGACGCCGTTTTACGCCCAATCATTGAGTGGCTCTCTCCCGAGGGCGGAACGGTCATTGACGCCTTCATGGGCGCTGGTAACTCGCTTAGGCTTGCCCACGCATTGGGGCGGTCTAGCATCGGCATAGACATTGACCCCGATGCGTGCAGGGAAACCGAACTCCGCACGCAACCAATGTTCTAGGAGGAAACATGCCACTGCTCACGCAAAACCGCGAGTTGAAGCCTCACGGTATTTGGAACTGGACGATTCCAGCGTGGTACACACGCTTGGCGGATGACACAATCTTCAAGACCTGCCCGCAAGCGGGTGTGTGCGCCAAGTTGTGCTACGCACGCAACGGCACCTATCTGTTCAAGAATGTCAAAGCGGCACACGACCGCAATCTTCGCATGGTGTTGGACGATGTGGACGGATGGAAGAAGGCGATGCGAACCGAACTCGGGAAACCGAAGTTCAACCGCATCATCGGACCGCGACAGTTGCCGTATCCCGTTGAGTACGAGGATTTGGATGACTGGATGAGGGGCTGGGTGGTGAGCGGTCTGCCCGCCATCAGAATCCATGACGCGGGCGATTTCTTCGCCGACTGGTATCTCAAGGCGTGGATGGAGATTGCTGATGCGAACCCCCACCTGCTGTTTTACTGCTACACCAAGGAAGTGTCACTCTTCAAGAAGTTCTACCCCGAGTTCCCCGCCAACTTCCGCTACCTATTCTCCACGGGCGGACTGGAGGACGCGCTGATTACCGAGCATGACCGCCACGCCGAAGTGTTCCCGTCACCAGAGGCGATGAGCGCCGCAGGGTATCGCTCTCAGGATGCGAACGACCTTTTGGCTATCATGTTGCCGACGAATCGTGTCGGTATCACCGCCAACAACATCCCGCACTTCAACAAAAAGATGGCGGGTCGGACATTCGGACAGTTAGCGAAGGGAGTCAACGGTGCCGCGCAAACCCAAGCATGAGACGCAAGTGAGGTTCAAGAAGTTCCTCTCCGCTAAACCGCTGTTGAGCAAGTTTGACAACTCCACGAGCGACTCCCAAATCGCGAGGAGCCTCGGCGTGCACCCGTCCGCGGTATCGGCGTGGCAACGCGGAGGCAGAATCCATTGGGTGCTCGCCGACAGTATCGCGGTGAAGTTAGGTACGCACCCCGCCGAACTATGGGGGGATGACTGGAGCACCCTTCAACTACCCGAGTTGACGGACACCTTGAACGAAACCGCGTAGCGTCATGTTCCCCAATGACCTCCCAAGACATCAAACAAGCCATTCATTATCTCCGACGAGTGTTCGTCGGACAGACCGAGGTTGAAACCTTTATGGTGACGATGCGAGCACTGGAAACAGAGTACGCTCGCGTTTCCAAAGAGGAACGAGAAAAGGTCGGCGCGAACCGTTGAGCGCCGAAGCGGTGTCAGATGAGCAACTTCCTGAATGTCAACATCCCAACTTTCTACGCGGGACTGGACACTGGATTCCTGTATGACGGCGACCCGTCACCGAAAAACGATTTCATCCCCGTAGAGGTTTTCGCGTACACATCCATCCCGCAACGGTGCGGACTGTTCAGCGTGATGACCGAGTACGGCAGTCAACACGCTCGCGTCCCGCTCCACTACTTGTGGTCGCTGGACACCGACGACCACACCGCGTACCCGTTGGATTGGTTGCAACTTTGGGACTCGGTTTCCTACTATGCGTCCGTCACGATTCTGGAGTACTGCAAGAATCGGGCGGCGATGATTTGGTTGAAAGACCACACGCAACACAAGGCGAAGTACCTGTTCACGATTGACTGGTGCCTCGGTCCGCAATACTCCAACGGCTACGGAGAGTACGCGGCTGGTCACAAGTGCGGTCATGTTTTCCAAGGTGAGGGCGGACAGTTTTTCATTCAGCCGAACAACCGAGTGCTATGGATGGATGGCGGGAGTTGGATAACGAAGAAACTTGACAAGCCCGACTGGAAGGTTTTTAGCCAAGAGTTCTCATGCGAACACACGGGTTCGCGGTGGGTGAGTGAATCGGACGACGAACTGTACTTCTACACCTTCAAGTTGCGGGATTGACGCGATGGTCGGCGGTCGGATGGGCGAGGACGCCGTATCCGCTTGGATGCCGCCTGAGCATCTGGATTGGTCGGTTATCTGCGGGCATTGCTATCAGGTGATGCGACCTGAACACGCCCACTATCGCTGTTACAACTGCGGGGAGCGGGATTCGTGCTGTGAGGGCGGTTGGCAACCCTCGTCAGGTTGACGAAAAGTAAAGCCCGATACTTGACAAAGGGGCACGAATGGGGTAGGATTGAATCGTGGGGAAAGGAGCCACGATGACCAAAAGGAACCAGTTGCTGAAGGAGTTTTTCAAGGAAGGCGTCCGCGCCTACGCTCGGACGGCGAGCACCCGCCACCTCAAAACCGAGTTTCAGGCGCTCGCGTGGCACTGGAACTGGCTGACGGACGAAGAGCAGTGGCAGGCGGAGGTCTACGGCAAGGTGCTCAAGAAGCGCGGCGAAACCAAGTTCGTCAAGAAGTTCGGGGTGTTCGCTTGACAATGGGGCACGGATGGGCTACACTGGGATTGTGGAGAAAGGGGACAGGATGACCATGAAACCATTGAAGAAAGCGTTTGTCGTGCAACCTGACGGCACGCGGTATGTGCAAGAGTTCCAAGACAGCCCGCTCAAGATACTTCAGGAGGCGGTGGAAGGGTTGATTGAACCCGTGGATTTGGCGAACACGCTGACGATGTGGGTGAACGAGGAAGGCAAACTCATCGGCAAGACCCCCAACCCGTTCGCTACGGGGGCATGGTTCCGCAAGTACGATGCTCCAGACATCGTGGTCGGTACCGTGGTGTTCACTGGTGGCACGGACGATGAGGGTGAGACTCTCGGGTTACCTGACGAGATTCTGGCGATTCTTCAGGAACTCGCCGACAAGTTCTTCGCCAATCTGACGGCGGAGGAGATTGAACAATGGCAGGAACAGTGGAGGGAGGCTATCCAGTGAGCAGGTTTGAGTATGGTGAAGCCCGTTTTTTGCGGGATGTGCTGTATGCGACGGTCTACAACACGACTGGCGAGATGGTGAGAGGGTTGAACTTCGCGACGGTTGACGGCGAGGTCGTTTTCAGCGTCCCTATCGGCGAATGGCACAAGATTCGTGACGCCTTCAATAAGATTCTGACCCCCGAAAACCCGATGCGACCAGTTGAGGGTGATGAGGCGCCGATAATCGTTTAGGCTTGCCCGATGAGCCACGATTCGCGATACTTGTTGACGGCGCGAACCTTGGATTCGTTGACCTTGTACAGTTTTTACGCGCCCCACGATGAGGAGGCGTTGTTTGAGGTGATGGATTTGGTGTTGGTGAAGGCTGAGCGCGGTGTGGAGCCTTGGGCGACGGGGAAGGTTACCTTGACCAACCCTGTCGGCGTCGTTTTGTTGACGATACCCCAACGGTCGGCGACTACGGTTGACGACGATGGATGCGACTACAACTTTTGACGACTGGCTGAAACAAGGTTACGACTTCGGATTCTGCGGTCCGCCCGTCTGCCCTCAGAGTGACGGAATCCCGATGTCTCTGGCTGAGGAAACGGCAACTCAAGCCGATGGTGAGACGAGGTTTTTTATCGTTCGTTTGTATCAGGATTCGTCGGAGAAACGCGCCGTTGAGCGTCACCATCCGCCTTCGTGGCGACGGGTGATGACTCTCGGTTGGTGATAGCCCCCAAAAGTTGGCGGGGGGACAAGATTCGCAAACCGCCGCACCCAAAACACCCAAACACACCATGACACAAATCCACTGCCACAACTGCAACACCACCATCACCCACAACCCCAAACACATCACAGGATGCAACTGTGACCCCGACACACCCCAATGGTGCTACATCAACACCAACGGACAACCACACGGACTCTCTAAAGCCCACTACACAAAACCACCCCACTCAACCCCACCCCAAACACCCCAAAACAACTAAAATCACCACCACCATGACCCAAAAACACGGACGACGCCACAAACTCACCCCCCAAACCCAACAAAAAATCATAGACGCCATCACCGCAGGCAACTACCTAGAAACCGCCGCACACTACGCAAACATCAGCAAAACCACACTCTACCGATGGCTCCAAGAAGCAGAACAACCCGACGCACCGCGCCGTCTGCGGGACTTTCGGGACGCGGTGGAGCAGGCGCGAGCGTCAGCAGAAGTTCGGAATGTCACGCTTGTTCAGCGTGCGGCGAATGACGGGTCGTGGCAGGCGGCGTCGTGGTATCTGGAGCGGTCGTTTCCTTCGCGTTGGGGGAAGAATCAGAAGGTTGAGGTGACGGGGGCGGACGGTCAGCCGTTGCGGTTGGATGTCTCGGTTGACGAGTTGGCATCCAAGATTGAGGGATTGCTCGGTGGAGCCGAAGCCCAGTAGCACCACTGCGGAAGGTCGTCTGGTCGCGTTTTTGCGTGATGCGACCCCTTCGCGTCGCCGTGAATGGTTAGCGGGGTTGAGTCCCGAGGAGCGTGCCGCGGTCGCGCTCATGGTGGAGCGGATAGCGCAAGACCCGTGGAGCCAGTATCGCGATGACCCTATCGGATTCGTGGAGAGAGGGTTATGCGAAACCTTGTGGAGCAAACAACGCGAGATTCTGTTGTCGGTACGAGACAACAAACGCACCGCGGTACCCGCATGTCACGCCCCAGGGAAGTCGCACCTCGCCGCACGCATCGTCGCATGGTGGACGATGACGAACCCGATAGGTACGAGTCAGGTCGTCACCACCGCAACCACATTCAGGCAGGTACGCAACATCCTCTGGTCGCACATCCGCACACTGCACACCAAACACAAACTGGATGGGGATTGTCTCACCACCGAATGGAAGCGTAATGCGAGCACTGTCGCCTTCGGATTCGCCCCAGCACAATACAACGAGACGGCATTACAAGGAATCCACGCACCGAACCTACTCATCGTCGTGGATGAGGCGGGCGGAATCAGCGACGCGATAGGCACCGCGATAGAAGCGCTAATGACAGGCGAGCACACCCGCCTACTGTTGCTCGGAAACCCTCCCACTGACACAAACAACTCATGGTTTGAGCGGGCTTGCAACTCCCACCTCTACAACACCATCAGAATCTCCGCCTATGACACACCGAACTTCACCGACGAACCAACGGGACGATGCACAACATGCCCACCGTCAGTCAAAACACACAACATCTCCACACACCTTGTTGACAAACAATGGGTTGCCGACATCATCAGCGAACTCGGCGAACAATCAGCGTTCGCTCAAGCACGAATCCACGCCAACTTCGTCCAAAACACCACCAACCGAATCATCCCCACCACTTGGATAGAGGAAGCGCTACGCAACGACACACCAGCACCGAACCCGAACATCCGCCTCGGGGTTGACATCGCATCAGACGGCGGAGACGAGTTCGTCATCGCACGCATAGACGGCTACCACGCCAGAATCGTCCACACCTCCAGCGGAGACGCCAACGCCAACGCCGTATCCGTCGCCCAAACCATCCTCAAGCACATCCACGACGCCGAAACGACTTTACATAACATCCCTTATGGGCGCCACCCAGAGTGGTCACCCGACCACGCAGAGCGAACCACTACCCCTAGTGGCGAACAGGCGTTCGCCGCCCCCGAGGTGTCTCGGCAGGTGTCCGAGCAGGTGTCTGGACGGGGTGGGGGGTCGGGGCGCCCCGATGCGACGGGGGGCGTCCGCGGTATTGTGACCGTGAAGGTGGATGCTATTGGGTTGGGTTGGGGTGTTGTGAGTTTGTTGGAAACTTGGGGTCGGGAGGGGTTGCATGGGGCGAGGGTTGTTGGGGTGAATGTGGCGGAGCGGGCGTCGGATGCTGGGCGGTTCAAGAATGTGCGGGCGGAGATGTGGTGGAATCTTCGTTGTTTGTTGGAGCCTGATGCGAAGGGTGGGCAGGTGGTTTCGTTGGCTGGTTTGGATGTGCGGTCGGTGGGGCAGTTGGGGTTGGGTGAGTTTGTGTCGGATTCTTCGGGGCGGTTGAAGGTGGTGTCTAAGGTGGAGTTGCGGGGGCGTGGTTTGGGGTCTCCTGACCGTGCTGAGGCGTTGTTGTTGGGGTTTTATGAGCCGAGTGTGTGGGTGGCGCCGATTGTGGCTCCTGTGTCGGTGGGGCAGGTGAATCCGTGGGTGTTTTGATGTGATAGGGGGGTTGTGTGTTTTTTGTAAAAAAATCGGTCGCCTTCGGCGAGGGGGTGGGGGTTGTTAGTTTGGGGTACTTGACAAAGGGACTTTACTGGGAACGCATAACCCACTAAACCTTCCCCAGTGAACGGGGTTTAGTATCCTGTCGGCGTGACCGACGACGACAAACAGTTTCGCCACGCAATCATCGTGGACGCGATGGTCAAGGCACGCCCCGAATCGGCTTGGCGCCGAGGCTACGACACCCAATACCTCCGCCGACGCGAAGCAATCCTCGCCCGCAAACCGATGTGCGCCATCTGCGGCAAACGCCGAGCAACCGAAATAGACCATGTCCAACCGTTGATACGCGGAGGCAAAAACGGGCGACTCCGAGCCGTGTGCCGTCAATGCAACGCCAAAAACGGTGGCGGTGAACGCCGAGTATCCAAAGCCTCATTTGGTGGTGACCGCTCAGCCGCGGGACGGTATGCCGCCGAACAGAGATGGAAAGGGCATGTCAAACGGCAAACTCGGACTGATGCGAACCGTTCCACCGACCAGAAACTCGCGGAAGGACCGACGACTCTGCTGTTCGGGCGCGACGAGAACGGTATGCCTGTTATGGGGAGTGTTGCCGAACTCAGAAAAAGATACGGGGACACTACGGCGGAGAAACATTACTACTTCTATCACAAATACGGATTGCGACTGGACATTGAGGGAGTGGTTGAACAGGAACCTGCGGAGGAGTCAGCCCAGTTGGGGGCTTTGCAGGCGCTTGAGGAACTGTGTTTGAGTCTGAATAACAATGGGAATGTCATGGAAGTCAAACTTGGTCTCATTCAGCCCAAAAACCTTCGCAGTCTAACCAACTACCAAGGCAGATTTGAGACGGGTACTGGCACGGTACTACTTGACCCATTTAGTTGCGCCCAAAATGCCGAACAAACTGTAAGGACAATAGCAAGAATCCAAGGATTTGAGAGCGAGCGGGGACAACTCCCTTCCGCATTTGCGGCATCCAACGCCGAGCATGTTACGAGCATGTTTAGCGCTGTTCGGGCGGCGTTGACAAACCTCGGTCCGCTTTTCGTTTCGCCTAAATCCGCGGATGAGAAAAACGCACGCGAGATGATTAGCGAAGCCAGTCAACGCATGGGCTATGCGGTGATGGTGCACGAGTTTGGTCATGTCGTTGACTGGAAACTCACGGGCGATTTCACATCTAGGCAGTTGGAGTTCAATCCCGAATGGTACAACCTTGCTAGCCCGTCTGCATACGGACGCCAAAACTATTTGGAAAAAGCGGCTGAATCGTTTTCTGGATGGTGGCTCTTCGGTGGTGACTCGCAAGGCAAAACTGCTGAGATGTTTAGATTAGTCCGAGACAGGAGCGTCAAAGTGTTGGCTCCCATCTTTGATGCCAAGCAAGATGTTGTCAAATCGGAGGGGTTGTCTCTCGTATTCTCTGAGTTACCCGCAGAACATCCAGTTTTTCTTTTCGTGTTGGCTGGACTTCTGAAGAAAACAAATCAAAAGGCTCGGGTTCGGGTTGATGCGATGGTGGATTTGGCGTTGGATAAAGCAAGTTTTGGTGGCGACCGTTCAGCCGCTGGTCGCTACGCCGCAGAACAGCGTTGGAAAGGTCATCAGAAGAAAGACGATAAGCCCACGGGCGGGCGCACGACCGACCAGAAACTCGCGGAAGGACCGACGACTCTGCTGTTCGGGCGTGACGAGAACGGTATGCCCATCATGGGTTCGGTCAAGGAACTGAAAGCGAGATACGGCAAGAGCGCCAAGGCTCGCGAGGAGTACTTCCGCACGAGGTACGGAGTCAGGTTGAAAATCAAACCATCGCCCGCTGGTTCCGTCGCCGAAGCGGTGCAGATGGGCACGCTTCAAGCGTTGGAAGAAATCTGTTTGAGCACGGTGCTTGATGGCGTATCCATGAGAAGCGTGTCAATCGGTGACACAGGCAACGACCCCAACTATGAAAAGGACGCCAACGGCTGGTACAACAACGGCTCCATCACCGTCAAACCTGAGAGCATACAGAAACGGCTTGGCGAACTGCTCAGCAAAATACACGGACGACAACTGAGTGGCGGCGTCGGACTAAAGACGAGCACCAAAGAGGACGAAGAATGGTATGGCGACGAAAGTATGACCACCATTCCCCAATGGTCAACCACGCAGATGTTTCCGTCCATCCCAGCGGTTGCACAAGACCTAAAACCGTTCTTCTCCACCGACCCCACCAAACAGCCGCCGTCACGCAAAGACCTTTATCTGCGGATGGCTCAACGGGCTGGTTACGCGGTGATGGTGCACGAGTTCGGTCACGCCGTTGACTTCGGCGGCTCCTCGCGGGGCGAATCCGTATCGTCGGACGCGGATGCCGCATGGCAAGGTCTGCAAGCACCAACCGAGTACGGGCGGGCGAATCTGTACGAGAAGGCGGCTGAATCGTTCGCCGCATGGTGGCTGTTCGGTGGCGGGCAAGGGAATCTGCCGAAAGGAATCGCAGGCATCGGACGGTTGGCTGAGCCGATTCTCCGCCCGATTCTGGAAGCCAGAGGCGAGATGGTGAAGAGCGTGACGCCACCCATTGACATCGCCACACTGCCGTTGAATCACCCAGTCGTGTTGTTCACTCTTGCGCCGTTGATGGTTGACAGGTTGCGGAAAGCGCAAGTCAAGGTTGATGCGATGATTCAAGCCGCTTTAGTGAAAGCGTCCTTTGGTGGTGACCGTTCAGCCGCAGGCAGGTACGCCGCTGAGCAGAGATGGAAAGGTCACATTAGGAGAGTCACGGTTGAGATGAAGGTTGACTTGCCGCAACCATCGGGATTCATCGGCACCACCAAACCATCTCCCCCAGTCGGCATCGCGGTGGACCCTGAGGACTTGCCAAGCGGTTACCCGAGCCACATGAAAGGGTTTGACCTAAATGCGATGCTACACGAGGACATGGAAGCGTTGTATCGTCAAAAAGACCAACGGGGGCTGAACACCAGAGAGTTACTACAAAACATTTCCAGTCCTATGAGTCGGCGTGCCGCAAAACAAAATCTGGTTGCGGACTTGACGAGGGGCGTCCAAAAACAACTTGACGACGAGACGCTCATCAAAGCGGTTCTTGGTATTCAACCCGACGACGAAATGGCGACAAAAGCACTCAAGCAAATAGAAAAAGGAGAACGGCTGAGCGAAGAAGCCGTGTACAAGATTGTGGAACCGTTTGTCAGCCATGTCGTCCACCAGTGGGCGAAATCGTCAAATGACAACGAAGCCCTCAGCCTCGCCATCCAAGATGTTGTCGCAAGGGTGTTCAAGTTGACGCAAGCCGCACCCGCATCGGTGACAGGTGACAAAATCGCGCAGTCGGCGTTGGATTACGCCAAAAAGTACAGCAACCCCAAATCACCAGTCGGAGAGTTCCTCGCCGCAGTTGTTCTCCAGCAATACGCCAACACGCAAGCCTATTTCGCCGCTAAAGGGATAACCGAGGTAACCCTTCACAGGGGCAAATCGGATTTGAGACTCGGGCAAATCGTGTCCGAGGCAAACCCGAAACAAGCGGACGGCAAACCTTTGGGCAAGGTACTCAACCAAATCAAAACGGCTACGGCGCCAGTGGTGCTTCGTCCGCTTTCATCATTCTCTTCCGACTACGACATCGCAAACAAGTTCGCCCGAACGCAATCGGCGGCGGCGCTTGATGAAAAAAGGGTCGCCAGCATGGCAGACGCCGAAGAGTCGCAGGTTCGTGTCACCATTCGCGTCCCCGTATCACAAGTGTTTTCCACCCCGTTCACAGGAATAGGGTGCCTACCAGAGGCAGAGTTTGTCGTCCTCGGTCAACCAACCACCGCCGTCATCGGCAGACCCAACATGGCACCTCGCAATGACTGATGCGATTGAACCAGTGATACTGGACGACAGTTTGGTCAACTCGGATTGGGTGAAGGTCGGTCAGTTTGATTTCCCGATGGTGGAGACCGTTGAGGATTTTGAGCGCGAGTTGATGATTCCCGCCGACGAGCCAGCCCGCACCGAGCGATTGGAGCAGTTGGCGGAGTTGGTGTGGGTGGACGCCGCACCCGCGCCGATTCGCGAAATGTTGTTGGCTGTCAAGAAGTCTGTCGCCGCGCAGAAGATGCAAGTGAAGGTTGATGCGATGATTGAAGTCGCTCTAGCAAAAGCCTCGTTCGGTGGCGACCGCTCCGCCGCAGGGCGGTACGCCGCTGAGCAACGATGGAAGGGGCATGTCAAAAACCAACCAACCACAACTAGGCAACCGTCAGGATTCATCGGCATCAGCAAACCAGCAACCGCAACCAGTATCAGCAGTGACGAAGGGGCAAGAAAAACCGAACGATACCCGTCACACATGACGGGCTACGCATTGAGCAAGATGCTACACGAGGACATGGAGGAAATGGCGAAACGGGAACTTGGAGAGGAACGCATCAAACAGATGCAGATGCAAGGAACCTCATGGCAACTGCAAGATTTAGCAATCCAAGGGAACCGAGGTACGGCGAAGAGGGTCGTCGTTCGTGACCTTACCAAAGGGTTGATGAGTCTCCCCGACGAACTCGTTGAAAAGGCTTTTCGGCAGTTTGGAAACGATTACCCAACAGGGGTCGTCACCAGCAAAGAACGGATGATTCATGAGATGGTCAATCAGGTCGTCAAACAATGGTCAGAATCATCCAACGACAGCAATGTGGTCAGTCTGGCAATACAACGACTCGTTCGTCAGGAGTTCGGTTTGACCGATTCCGCCCCAGCATCGGTCGTTGGCGAAGAAACCCAACGGTACGACACACAGGCTGGTGAGTGGTTGCGTGACAAGCCCGAACTTGCTCGTTTCGTAACCGCCGTCATCCAACAACAGTACGCCAATACGCAAGCCTATTTCGCCGCCAAAGGAATCAAAGAGGTTACCCTACATCGGGGCAAGATGAGCGTTGAGTTGAGCACAAGGATTGGAAAACTACCCGAAGGGGAAAAATCTTTTACCGCCGAAGTACAACTTCGTCCACTGTCGGCGTTCACAGCCGACCTTGAGATAGCCGACCGTTTCGCCAAAAGTCAGGCTCAAAACATTTGGGGGGGTGGATACGGTGACGCTGTTCGGGTCACCATAAGGGTTCCAGTATCACAAATCTTTTCAACACCGTTCACTGGTATCGGTTGTTTGCCCGAAGAAGAGATAGTCGTTCTCGGCGCAACAACAACGGCTAAGGTTCGTCCTGCGAACCTAGAGGTGGAGTCGGGACCTGGCTTCTACGAGAAAGAAGAGGAGGGTTACTAATGCCATGAAACCGATTGTGTTAGATGACAGCCTTCTGAACTCGGATTGGACGAAAGTTGGTGCTTTTGATTTCCCGATGGTGGAGACCGTTGAGGATTTTGAGCGCGAGTTGATGATTCCCGCCGACGAGCCAGCCCGCACCGAGCGATTGGAGCAGTTGGCGGAGTTGGTGTGGGTGGACGCCGCGCCTGCGCCGATTCGCGAAATGTTGTTGGCTGTCAAGAAGTCTGTCGCCGTGCAGAAGATGCAAGTTCGCCGTGATGCGATGATTGAAGTCGCTCTAGCAAAAGCGTCGTTTGGTGGCGACCGCAGTGCCGCTGGTCGTTATGCGGCAGAACAGAGATGGAAGGGTCACACCCCCAATCAAAGCCCACGCGACTTCAAGGAGGTTCTCACCAATCTCAAGACCGTGGAACAGAAGTTCAAGGAGCGGGTACGCGAGCAGGCTCGCGGGATGTCGGATGAGGAGTTGCAACGCGAATACGACTCGTTGGATTGGGTCGCGGAATCAAATCTTGACGACGCGATGTACGGCAAGTATCGCCGCGAAGCCTTGGGGGAGGAGATTACGGAACGCAGGACTGAGCGCGTCAGGCAGGGCATCGTAGAGACCGTCAAACGCGAGGGTGGGATGTCGGTCAAGATTGAATCGGGAGACCAACCCGTGGACGGATTCATGGTCGCCCGCAAGGAGAACAGCGTGATTGTTTCCGCCGACGACTTCTTTGACGAGACCGAGGGGAAACGGATTATGTCCGACTTCCTCAAGGAGAATCGCGCACGATTCGGCAAGGACCAGTTCTTGGGTATTTGGCACAACAAGAAAAATGGCAAGGTCTATCTTGACATCACCGATAACATCAAGGACAGGAGTGAAGCGGAGCGCTTGGGCAAGGAAAGAAACCAGATTTCCATTTGGGATGTGGTCAACGGAGCGGAGATAGACACTGGAGGAACAGGTGAAGGATAAGAAGAAGGCGAACGAGCCAGACAACGATGTGATGTATGTGAAGCCGCCGAAACCGATTTCCGAGATGTCGGACGACGAGATTGACGAGTTCGTGGACTCGGTGTGGCTGTCCTTCACGAACAAGAACCCGAAGAAGAATGACTGATAGCGGGTTCGTTCTTCAGCGTCGCACGAGCGGCGGCTGGAGGCGGTTCGTCGTCTCGGACGGCGCGTTGGCGAAACAGGCGGGTGTGACAGGCAGGCTGGTGCGGGCGATGGTGTTCCCGAGCGTCCAATCGGCGGAGTTCTTTCGGGTGCTCCACGGGCTGACCCAGTTTCAGGTGGCGGTGGCTGATGGGGATGATTCAGAGGCGGAGATGCGACGGTTTAGGGCTGACAAAAAGTAAAACCCGATACTTGACAATGGGGCAAAACTGGGGTAGTATTGAATCGTGGGGAAGGAGACCATGACACCAGAAAAAAGGGCTGAACTCGTCAAACAGGTGCTTGACGCAAACCTCTACGGAAGCGAGGACTTGCCCGACTGGGCGCTTCTCGGCGTCTACTGGACGCGAGACGGGAAGCCCGTCGCCACCCTTGAGACCGACAAGAGGGGCAACACTTTCACCACAGCCTTCACCCTCAAGCCGAGGAAAGACGAGTTCACCGATGTCAGGGGTCGGGTTCAGGTCGTTGAAAGGGACGCCAAACACTTCGCCTGCAAAAAGTGTGGCTCGTTGGTGGAGTGGCGCCAGAACAAGGCGGGCAAGTGGTACCTCGCGGAGCCGAAGCGAACCAGCGGCTACCACCTGTGCTTGCCCGCATGGCAGGCTTGGTATGAACTCCAGAAAGACGCGATTGCTCGGACGACCGCAAAACTCGCCGAGCAGGGGTTGAAGGTGACGGCAGAGGCGCTCGGTGAGGCGGTAGACCCAGCAAAGCACACGAGTTGACAATGGGGCAAAACTGGGGTAGTATTGAATCGTGGGGAAGGGAGGAAAAGTGACCACCAAACAAGTCCTCGCGTTGGGTCTGGCGGTCGGCGTGCTCGCGGTTCTACCGCTCAAGTTCGGCACCAACACCCGCGGCAATGTCTACAAGAAAGGCACCAAGGCGGTCGCCGAACAGACGGTGGAGTTCGCGATTCTGAAAAAAGACCTCGGCACGCTCCTAGCCCCGATTGACTGGGACGATTACAAAGCGTCGGAAGTTCAAGGTCCCGAAACGAACAAACCCAAAAGGAGGGAAGAATGAATAAGTTTCAGGCGATGGTCGGCAAGGAGTTCCTCGGGCTTGAACCCGACGAGATGGAAAAGGTCGTGGAGTTCGCGGACAAGAACGGCATCTGGCTGGACTGGTCGGAGGCTGACGAACAGGATTTCAAGGAATGGTTCGCCACCGTCATGCTGGAGGCAGAGGCATCACAATCCGAGCAGGTGCGTGCGTTATCTCATCAGGAGGCAAAATGATAAACCCAAACGACATGACACCCGAGCAGGCACTAAAACTCTTGCAGGCGATTGTTGACCCGACAGGCATCCGCAACCTGAAACCCGACGAGCCGTTGCCGTTGAAGGCGGTGCTGTACAACGCGGGCTATTTTGCGGGCACCGCGAAAGGCGAGGCGGTTGCCAACGAGATGATGACGGTCTCGCCAGAGGCATCCGAGCAGGAGCGCAAAACGGTGCAGAATCTTGCGGCATCGTTCGTGTTGAAGCATCTTGAGGAGGGGACGCTGGAGGAGGTCGGTCACGGGGCGGTGGTCGCGGCTGGTGAGCCTGCCGATGATGCGACTCAGGAGGCGGTGCTTGCGGCTGGTGCCCCCGAGTGGAACGAGCACTACGGCGACGACTACCGCTCGGGGTACATGGCTGGGTTCTTGGATTTCTTGGAGGAGAATCTTTTGAGGTATTTGGAGAACAATGCTTGACAAAGGGACACCGATGGGCTATGATGAAGATGTGGGAAAGGAGACCACTGTGAAGAAACTGGGAACATTGACATTCCCGAAGCCGTTGTGGCAATGGGAGATTGAGGTGTGGGGCGACGGCGACGAGCGCCATTCGCAAATCGCCGTTGAGTCAGGTTCGCCCGAGGGCGGTCCGCGATACTTCTATCGGATGGAGGTCGGCATCAACTCCGACACCGACAACTTCGTGGTGGTCGGCTACCGACAGGTCGGCGGATGGGGTTACGACAACCCGCCCGATGTGGACGAATGGCACCCCGAGGAAGAGTTTGCCTCGGTCGGCGATGCGATTGAGTTCGCCCAGCAAAAAGACCTTGAGTTCTTCAACGCGCAAGTCTAATCAACCAAAGAAAGGGGAAAACCAGCAATGACCACAACGACAAGGGGACGAGAGGGCGCCAACTATCAGGCGACCAAGCACCTCTCGCTCAAGGAGGTGACGGCGCTCATCCGCAAGGAGGCTCGCGAAACGGTCGCCGAATGGAACGCCAAGGACGACTACATCGGGGGACTCGTCAAGGTCTCGGTCACGATGCCCCACTACGGGGCGATTGACGCCACCCTCAAGATTGACGAGTCGCTCTGGAAACTGTACAACGAGTACGCGGACATCGCCTACACCCAACGCCTGCGCGAGCGGGTTGAGGACATCGCCTCGCTCGGTGAACGGTTCCTGCCACTCGTCCAACTGTACGAGTTGCGCGATGCGATTGAGGCAATCCGCTACCAGTACAACTACAACGAGTCCGACCCGCAGATTGACTACTTCTCGGTGCGGTACTACGGTTCAACCAGTATCCGCAACAAGGATGGGGGGTACGGATGAGCGAAGATTTGACTTTCCCGAGCGTCGCGGAGTTTGACGCCTACGAAACTGGGCTGATGAGCACGGACGAGGTGGTCAACTTCTTCCAACGCCTCGTTGACTTCGGGGTCATCGGGCAGTTGCAGGGTCACTATCAGCGCCAGTTGCGGTCGCTGGTTCAGGCAGAACTTGTACATTTGCCACCGAAAGGTTGACAACCCAGTTCTGACCCGCTATGATTCAATCCAACAACAAGGAGGGCACAATGCCTAGGAAAAAGCAAAGGGGATACGCGCCGATTGAGGTGCTTCAACGCTTGGAGGAAATCGTCAATCCCGACTTCTCCAGACAGCCGAACAGGGGCAAATACGCCCGCCTGTTTGAGATGGTGAAGCAACACCCGAACCGCTGGTTCGTTGTCTCACGATTCCCGATTTGCGACAAGGCAACAGATGAGTACGGCTACCTCAAGCCGTACCTAACGGTCTCGCGACTTTCCAAGCGGTACAAGCGCGACGGGTTTCAGTTCACGATTTACAAGGAGAACGAGCAGACGAAAACCCTGCTGGTTCGGTATCCCGAGTCGCGATACGCAAAGGCGCGACGCGAATCCAACGACACCAAGAAAGTAGGAGCGTAATGACCACAGCCAAACAGCAACGCACAGCCATCGCCGACCGATTGCGCGAGCATCGGGGCACGGCAGGCTTCACACAAGAGACACTCGCCAAAAAGGCGGGGCTTGACCGCAAGACGGTGAACCGCATTGAGAACGCCTTGTTCTCGCCCAGCGTGGACACCGTGTTTCGTCTTTGCAAGGTGCTCGGCACGACACCGTCCAAGTTCTTTGAGAGTTTGCGTTGACCGTCGCCGACATCACCTTCCCTGAGCCGATTCTGTGGCGTCTGCCCGTCAAGGAGCAGTTCGCCGAGGATGACCTCAAGCGGTTGCCGCCGTTGTTCTACGACGAGGACTCCGACATTGAGAACCTGTTGCTCATCCACAAGTTCGTGGCGGTGCACAACCCGATGCTGGAGGTCTACATCTACGAGCATGAGAACGAAATCTTCTCAGCGATGTTCGTGGAGCGGGCGGTGGACTCGTTCTTCTTTTCGTTGAACCTCGTCCAGTTGAACGCCGTTGACCACGAGAATCGGTTTGAGCACATCCGCGCTTTCAAGCCTCGCACCATCGGCGAGTTGTTTAGCGAGGCTGAGGCGGACGGCTTTACCATCGTCGCCGAGGAGTTCAATGTGATGATGGAGTTTCCCGAGGGGTTCTTCCCAAGGGCGGAGTAGGGCTAAAGCACCCGAGCGTTATTTTCCCCTGCGCTCGGGTGCTACCTTGCGCCCATGAATCACGAATCGCCACTCATCGGTGCCGCGGTTGCATTGAACGAAATGTTCCTCACGCTATGCGTTTCAGGTTTCAGCGAGGAGCAGGCGCTACGCCTCATCGCTTATCTGATTGAGGACATGCAGTTCTCGGCGCCAGAGCAACCCCACTAGACCGCATCTCTACCGCCGTTTATCTTAGACTGCGTCCATCATGGCGAGCAAAGACGATTTCATTGAACTTGGCTCCTCGGGTCTGCAACGCACCTCGGGATTCGTCATTGACGAGTTCATTGCGGAACTTCGCGGTATCCGCGGCGCCCGTTTGTACCGAGAGATGTCAGACAACGACCCAGTCGTCGGGGCGATGGTTTATGCGATAGAAAAACTCATCCTCGCCATCAAGTGGGAGGTCAGACCGTATCAAGAGGGTGACAAGCCCGTGAAGAAAAAGGACAAGGACAACGCCCAGTTCCTTGAAGAGTGCATGTACGACATGAGTGAATCGTGGTCGGCAATGATTTCTCAAATCCTTTCGTTCCTCGTCTACGGATACTCGTTCGCCGAAATCGTCTACAAGAAGCGCGTGTCCCCTGATGCGAAGGACGGTTCTCGGCGTTCCAAGTATTCGGACGGCAAGATTGGTTGGCGCAAGATTGCACTGAGGGCGCAGGAAACCCTGTGGGACTGGTGCTTTGATGCCAACGGCGGCGTGATGGCGTTCCAACAGTCCGACCCATCGGTGCCGAAAGGCGTGGTTACGATTCCGATTGAGAAGGGTTTGCTGTTCCGCACCGCCAACCCGCGCAACAACCCCGAGGGTCGCAGTATCCTCCGCAACGCCTACCGTCCTTACAAGTTCAAGAAAACGATTGAGGAGATTGAGGCAGTCGGCATTGAGCGCGACTTGGCTGGTTTGCCTGTCGCCTATGTCCCGCCGTCAATGCTTTCATCCGCCGCGACGACAGCAGAGGTCACGGCGCGTAATGCGATGCAGGATTTGATTCGTCGCATCAAACGAAACGAGAACGAAGGCGTCTTGTTCCCCCTCGCCTACGACGAGCAAGGCAGAGAACTTTACAAACTGACGCTCCTCAACTCGGGTGGCACCCGCCAGTTCAACACCGAGTCGGTGGTGCAACGCTACGACCAGCGAATCGCGATGACGGTGTTGGCGGATTTCATCCTGCTGGGGCACGACAAGGTCGGCTCGTTCGCTTTGGGTGCATCCAAGATTGACCTGTTCACCTCCGCCATCCAACAGATTGCCGACACGATTGCGGACACCTTCAACGACCACGCAATACCGAGACTGTTCAAGTTGAACGGTATGGACACAAGCAAACTTCCAGAAATCAAGGCGGGTGAAATCGTGCATGTTGACTTGGGTGTGCTCGGAGACTTCGTCTCCAAGATGACGGCGGCTGGTGCGATGCAACCCGATGCGGCGATGGACAACTACCTCCGCACGCTCGCGAATCTGCCACCTCGTTCGGAGGAAGAGGGTGCAATGATGGCTCCGCAAGGTATGGACCCGCTGATGGGTGGACAGCCACCCGCAGGCGCCCCACCCGCAGGCGCCCCACCCGCAGGCGCCCCACCCGCAGGCGCCCCCGCGCCCGAGGCTCCGCCCGCCTCACCAAACTTCTTTGAGATGGCGGTGCAACAGGAACAGCAAAAGGGCGGCTGACATGCCGCACGACCACAGCCACGAACCCGACCTTGAAACGGTCACAAAAGCCGAGATAACCGACCCGATTCTCGCGCAGGAGATTCAGGCGCTCGCAAACCTGTACGACACGGCGTTCCGTGGGCTTGCCGCCGCCGCGGAGCGGGCACGCAACGCGATGATTGCCGCAGGCAGAACGAACACGACCGACCTCCGAAGTTTCCAAGAAGTGTTCGCCGCGGAGGTACAACGCTCCCTTGGCAGGTCGCTCTCCGAGATTTCTGACGGCACCCGCGAGCAGTTGTTGCGGGATGTGCAACGCTCCATTGAGAACCTTCCGCCGAGTATCTCGGTGGCGATGCGATTTGACCGAACCGACCCGCGAGCAATCCAGTGGGCGTCAACGCGGGCGGGAAGCCTTATCACGCAGATTCAGACGGAGACCCTTGAAGCCGTCCGCCGTATCATCGCGAGCGCACTGGGCGAGGGTGGCGGGGTCTACGGTGCGGCAACCCGACTGTCCCGCGTCGTCGGGTTACACGACCGTTGGCAAGCGGCAGTGGACAACTTCTACGAGTCGGAGATTGAGCGTCTGACCGAACTGTTCCCCGAACTTGGGGCGGACGAGATTACTGGTCGGGCACAGACCTCTGCGGAGGCGTATCGGACGAGGTTGACGACTTCGCGGGCGGAGACGATTGCCCGCACCGAGATTATCGCCGCTCAAAACACGGGGCAGTTGGTGTCGTGGTTGCAGGCGGCTGACCAAGGCTATTTGGACTTGAATCGGGCGTACAAGGAGTGGGTGGTCGGTCCCGATGGTTGGGCGGGGATAGCGGTATGCGATGTGTGTTTGGAGTTGGGTGGGGAGACGGTGCCCGTGCTCGGGGTGTTCTCCAACGGGGAGGCGTACCCACCAGCGCACCCGAACTGTCGTTGCAACATGAACCTCATCGTGGACTTGGAGGACTGACATGCCTTGGTCTTTGATGCGACGCGATGGCGATGTGGTGGTTGTTCGCGAACGAGACAAGAAGGTTGTCGGTCGGCACAAGAATCGTGCCAAGGCATTGCGCCATTTGAGGGCGTTGTATTCACTTGAGAAGGCTTCATTCGGTGGTGACCGCAGTGCGGCGGGAAGGTATGCCGCCGAGCAGAGATGGAAGAATCATCGGAAGGCGAACGCTAAAACCGAGCCAGTAATGGCTCCAGGTTTTCGCAAAGAACTGGTGCGTATCGGGGACGCAATGAAAAGTGTTGAGGCTGTTGGAGTAAGTTACAGGCGATACCCCGATTTGTTGTCCAAGGAGCAGGTCAAAGAGTTGAAGAAGGAGATAAAACACCTTGAGCGTCAGGCAGACAGGTTGAACAAAAAGTTGGACGACCCGAACAGTGACTACTCAGAGAAAGACAGGCAGAGGTTGGTGCGTGCTTTGAGTAGAACCTACGAGGCGTGTCGTCTTGCCGAAATGGCGGTAGAAGGGATGCAAAAGGCGCCTTACGACAAGCGTTTCAAGCAAGAGTTGATAGTTGCCCGCGACCGTCACGGAAATCTTGCTGGGATGATGATGGTGATGACTGGAACCCAAGAGTTCACGGACCTTATGGTTATGAGCGGAAGGAACAGCCAAGAATCGGTGACTGGCAAGAGCATGGAAATCACTTTCTTGGTGAGTTTCCAAACAGAAAAGGGTATGGGGAGTGCTTTGTTTGGCAAGGCGTTGAAGGACGCCGCGGGGAAGAATGTAGTACAGATTTGGTTGGAGTGGACAGACCAAAGCAAACCGTTCTGGACACGAGTGGGATTTGACAGAAACTATCTATCGTCATCCTTCAACGCCAACATGAATGTCCGCGTTGACGAGATTGCTACGCTTCTACCATGAGCGGCATTGAAAGTCTTGACGACTTGGACGAGGGCGGTCTCGGCGAGTTGTTCCGCCAGATGCAACTAGACGACCTTGTCAAAGCCTCGTTCGGGGGCGACCGAAGTGCGGCTGGTCGCTATGCCGCGGAGCAACGATGGAAAGGGCATCAGAAGAAAGAATCGCAAGGCAAACGCCGCGGCAAGAAGTTCACCTCTGATGCGAACGACAAGAAGTTCAAGGAGAAGCATGGAAACGAACGCCAGTTCGGTGACGGTGATTGTTTCCAAGCGGCGGCGAATCTGTTGTTTGATAAGTTCGCCGACAATCCCTCGGCTCGGATTTGTCACGGCGTCCCTTTGGGTAGAGGGGAGATTGAGGGGATTCGTTTTGACCACGCTTGGGTTGAGGTGGATGAGTTGCAAGGCACCTTGCCTGACGGTAGAGAGATTTGGGACAGGATGGTGTATGACTTCTCCAACGGCAACGAGGTAGTGATACCTGCCGCATTGTATTATCACATCGGCAAAATCCGCTCGCAGGATGTGAAACGCTTTACCGCCAAGGAAGCGTTTGAGAAGATGGACAAGTTGAGGTTCTATGGTCCTTGGGATTGAGGAGACGCTGTTCGTGTTTGCACCCGAGGACATCGGGGCGCAGACAGAGGTTCAGGATTTGAGGTTGTTGTTGAAGGCGTCGTTCGGGGGCGACCGAAGCGCCGCAGGCAGGTATGCGGCAGAACAACGCTGGAAAGGGCATGTGAAACGGGAGGATAAGCCGAGCGAGCGGGGTTCGCTGGATGATGAGGTGACGCGGGTGAGTCAAGAGTTGCGGGACATCGCGAATCTGCCAGTCAGGGAGTTCGGTCCGAACGGAACGAATGTGACCATCACGCCCGAAGAGTGGGAATCGTATGACAAGGCGCAGTTCGTGTGGGTTGCCCAAAAGGGCGGCAAACAGGTTTTGGTGGTGACGAAGAGAGTGATGGAGGCGGAAAAAGCGGTTCGGGCGGTGGGTGGTCGGGCTTTGCAACAGGTGCATGAGGAGTTGGTGGCGAGCGGGAAGTTGACGCAACAAGAGTTGGATGATGCGAAGATGTTTATGTCGCGTCAGGATGCGCCTCCAGATAATCGGTCGTCGGTTGAAAAACTGGTGGAGCGTGCCAAGGCTGGCGATACCTCGTTGCCTGCCCGTTTGTTGGAGGAGGCTCAAGCGGTGATAAGGGCTGAGGCTCGGGCGAAGGAAACGAAGTCGGCGTTGATAAAGGCGACTCGTGCATACACCAAGTTCCTTGACGAAGGAGAACAGATGCGGGAAAGCGATAAGGAGCAAACGGCGGAAGAGATAAAGGCGTTTGGGGAAACTGAACGCCGATTGTGGCAGGAGCGTCGCGCC